AATACACAAATTTATATTGTACCAACACCTGCATCTGCAGTATCAGGTGAAATACAATTTACACGTAGACCTTTAGCATTAGCTAGTGCTACAGGTACAAGTGTTACTACTTCTAATTACTTTAGTGAGTTTTGTTATAATGCATTATTTTCTGCATGTATGGTAGAAGCAAATTATTTTATAAAAGATTTTAATACACTAGCAAACTGGGAAGCTAAATATAAAAATTCTATAGATGGTTTACGTAATCAGTCTAGAAGAATGAGACAAGATGATATGGAAGTAGCAGCTAGTCCTGCAGGTGGTCCTAATCCAATTTTAAAAGGAGCTGATTAATGGCTATTAGTAGAGTTAATGTAGTGCAGCAAATAACAAAAGTTAATAATAAAAAGAAAAATAAAAAAAAGAAAGGAAAAAGAAAATGCAAATAAAAACATCAACATTGATAGTAGGAGCAAATGCAAGAACTATAAATAATTCTACAGGTCATGATACAAGTGGTAAACCTACTGGTCAAGGTTATGGTGCAGCTAGAAAAGGACCTGGAGTAAGAGGACCTATAGAAGCTCAAGTTAAAGAAGAAACTAATAAACAAGGAGAAATATAATGCCATTACCATTAGTAGCTATTGGAGGAATAACAATAGCGAGAACTTTAGCAACAAGATTAGGTCCAAGAGCTATATCAGCTTTACGTAAAATGGATAAAACTAAAGCCAAAAATTTAATTAATAAAGCTAAAAATGCTTTTAAAAGTAAAGATACTAAAAGAATTGATAATGTAAAAAATCAAATAGATAAAAACAGAAAAGTATTAAAAAAAGAAACAGATATTCAAAAAAAATATGTTGAAGCAGGTGATGTTAAAAAAATAAAAAATTTAAAAGGTAAAGAAACTAAATTACAAAAAGAAAAAAATATTTTAGAAAATAAAAAATTAGCTAAAAAAGAAAATATAAAAAAGAAAGTAACATCTACTGTAGACCTTGCATCAAGAGCTTCTCTTCTTCCTTTAATTAAAAGACGTAAAAAAGAAGATAAGGAAGATAAGCCTGTAGATAAAAATAAATCTGAAAGTAAAATAGCACCACCAACTACATCTAAAACTGTAACTGTTAAAAAAGGTGATACTCTTTCTGATATAGCAAAACGAACAAAAAATTTAACAATAGGAGATTTATTAGAACTTAATACTAATATTAAAAATCCTAATCAAATTAAAATAGGACAAAAAATTAATATTAATAAACCAAAAGAAGAAAAAAGAAAATCTGTATATGAAGGTTTTAATAAAAAACAAATGGAAGCTTTAGATGCTGATGCTAAAGGAGAACTTTCTAAGTTAGGTATAAAAGAAATTACTAGTGATTCTTATATTCCACCTCAAAAGAAAAAAAGAGGTGGACCATTACAAAATATACCTGCAGGAAATAAAGGACTACCTAATTTACCAACACCTGTTAG